CGAAATTGTGTCCACCCAGAAGGGCACGATCGACGGTCGTCAGGTCGACGATCTCCGGTCCATGGACACAACGCCTTTGATCTTCGCCCTGGTCAACGCCGTGAAGGAGTTGAAGGCGGAGGTCGACGATCTTCGCAGCCGCTTGGCGGCTGTGATACCGAACTAGGCGGCATGTCGCCGTCTGGTATCGCCCCGGAAGGGGCATTGGGAGGTCTACCATGAAGCGTATCCTTTTCGCCTTCGCGGCAGTCTTGTTTGCATTGCCGGTCTACGCCTTCGAGGTCGGCATCGGCCAGGGGTCGGTCGGCGCCAGCGCGCTGAGCGGCACGGCGCAGGGAGTGCAGTCCGGTGTTCAGTCCGGCAGCATCTCCGCGATCGCCGGCATCACGACGGGGGGTGCTGTCGCTGGCCAGTCGTCCTCGGGCTTCGGTCGTGCGGGCGCGGCGGCGGGCTGCTCGGGCAATGACTGCTCGGCCTCTGCGGGCAATATCCAGAACAACGCGACGCAGGGCTTCGCGCAGACGGGCTCGGCCTCGCTTGGCTTCGGCGGTTCTGCCGCTGGCGCGGGCGCGACTGGCCAGTCGATCGGCGAGTCGGTCGGCATCGGCTCGGCGCAGTATGGATACGGCAGCATCTTCGCGCAGCCGTAATCGTGCTCAGGCGCGGGGGGATGTTCCCCCCCGCGTCAACCCGCTATCAGGAGAACAGACATGACCCGTCGAGGTCTTCACCCCATCGTTCCCGCCATGCTGGCCAGTCTGCTCATCTGGGCGGGCATGATGGCCCTGGCCCGAGGCGCGCTGTCCCAGACGGCCATCGCCGGGGCAGGCTCTTCTTCATCTTCAGTCGCCGGGGCAGGCGCGCAGTCCGGCTCCGCCGCCATCATCAATCAGACCTGGAACGCCCCCAATCGCGTGGACCAGACGCTGACCTACGCCGGGCGCTACTCGTCCACGATCCGCAACACGCCGGATGCCCATGGTCCCGTGATCACGGGCGGCGCCAATCCCTGCATCGTGGGCGCGAGCGCGGGGGGTGCCGTCGCCGGCTTCGGCATCAGCCTCGGCGCCACGTTCAACGACCGGGGCTGTGAGCGGAGGAACCTCGCCGTCCTGGCGCACCAGATGGGGCGGCCCGAACTGGCGCAGGAAATCCTCTGTGGAGCGCAGGAGGTCCGGGAGGCTCGTGCCCGGCTGGGGACGCCCTGCCTCGGGGACCAGGTCCCCCCGGCGGTGATGAATGCTGCTCCTGTCGTGCTGGCTGCGACCCAGCCCACGCAGAGCACCGAGGTTCGCCGTGCCCGTGAACGACCGGCCTTCTGCGACACGCTGTCCAATGCGGAGGAGCGTCGCCGGTATTCCCGTCAGTGCGGCTGAAGGTCTTCGGCCGCGCCCTCCACAGCATAGGGACCCTCGGCTAACCCCAACAGTAACCGAGATCACAGGAGAGGTCAGGCCGGAGCAGGGCGGGGGGATGAACCTCCCGCCCTGGACCTGTCTTGAGGGGCTTGATAACCGGGGCCGGGCAATGGTGCGCCTAGGGCGTCCAGGAAGCCCTGGGGACCATACCCTGCCAAGCGCCAGGGCTGGCCAGCCGCAGCCCCCCTAAATCCTGGGCCGGGTAATAGTCGTAGAAGCCGCCTAGCGGGCGGCCCGCTACCCTAGCAGCGCCAAGGGGGCCGGGGCCGCTGGCGACTTTACCCGGCTATGTTTTGGTAGCGTAACGAAACAGGGCTAAAGAAAGATGCCTGCCGTCCCTATCCCCATCTCGGGAGCGGCAGGTCTTGTTCGGTGTTGGGGACGCCCAGGGATAGGGCGCCGGGGAACCGAAGGGCGAACTATATCACACCCTGGGGGCGGTGACTAGGTGTGAATGCTCCAGGTCTTGGAGTCCCGGTGATAGATCAGCCCCCCGTGCATGATCGACTGCGGCTTGGATCCCGGAATGTCTTTCTGGAGGTAGCCGTGAAACACGAAGGACGGGGCGCCCCGGCTGTCGGGCCGGAGGTCCACCGTGACGGTTTCGGGCTTGGTTCCAAGCGCCTCGTGGCGGAACATCGCGCAGACCTCCATCAGCCGGGCAAGGAACTCCTGGCTCTTGCCCTCCGCCGAGGCGAAGGCCAGCGAGTCGGTGAAGTGCGCCGGGTTGCAGATGCGGATGTTGATCACCTTTCCATGCCCGTGCTTGTCCTGGCGATCCTGGGCTCCGGTCAACATCACTTCTTCACGCTCCTCTTCTTGGCTTTCTCGATCTGGCGCGCAAGGTTGCGCGCCGACGTTTCCGGATCACGCTTCCGGTAGCGAACGTCGTTCTTCATGATGATCCGCTTACGACGAGCGGTGCGAGCTACGGACATTGTTTCACTCCTCTGCGATATACGACGGGACCGATCAGGCGCCCCTTAGTCCCCGGCGCCAGGGGGGCTCCGTTCTTCCGGAACACGTGGACTTCCATGGTCGCCATGTTGACCACCGTCCACGATATTCGGTCCAGCGGGCTGGTCAGGAAGCGGACTTCCATCAGGACGCGCCCGATCCTCTGGTAGTGAGGATAGTAGCCGAGACGGTCCTTTTGCCTCTCCCACTTCTTTCGTAGACTCCTGTTGATTCCTGGCAGCCGCATGGAACATCCCCCCGAGTTCCTGTTCGTAGAGCTCAGCTTGTTGAAGGTTGCGAAGACGCGCGTAGGGGTCGCCCGCTCGGCGATCCTGTTGCGCGAGGGCACGGCGGACCTCTGCCCTGGCGCGGAGTGCGCCAGGGGTGTTCATCAGGTCCTGAATGAATGGAGCGCAGGGCTCCCCGTTGAACATGCGCTCGATCATCGGATCAGCCTCACGGTTCCTGGAACGGGGCTGGTCGTCCACAGCCCCAGCGCGACTCCTCGATCGACGACTTCCCTCAGCGTTTGCGGATGAAAGGGCTCTTTCACGAATCGCCGGAACTCCCGGGCGACGATGCGGGCATCCCCCGGCTTCTGGCACATGAAGTCGTAGAACCAATTGACCTGTTCGTCGGTCATTGCCGGGCCTCTCCTGCCGCAGTTGTCTTCAACACCTCGACGGACTGTGGGTAGGTGTTCGGCTTGGGGTGATTCGTCGGCTTCTTGGCCGTAGCCTTCCACAGTCCGTGATGGATACCCCAAGCAGCGAACCGATAGGCCATTTCACCATGCTGCCCGAAGGAGTGAGTGATGCCGAGGACGTCGCCTGCTCGCAGACTCAGGTCGGCATAGCTACGCTCGAATCTGTCCAGAACCTCAGGTGTCAACTTACCGTCCTGCACGGCGAGCAGAGCACTCCTCAGGGTCTTACAGATCTTCACCCCCGCGTCAATGCCCGTTGTCATTCTCTTACCGACGCGGACACTGGAGTTCTTGCGAACCTGTTTCCTGGAGGAGAAGGGCAGAGCCCTCGTGGCGGGGGGAGCTTCGTCGAGATAAACTTCGGCGGTGTAGACTTCAACCACCCTACCCTTCAGGATTGGACGGGAGGGGTCGTCGGCGAACTCCACTTCCAACATGGCGCCCTGATGCGGGACGATCATTGTGCGAATCTTCATGGCTTGTTCCCTAGGTGTCTGCAACCGTCACCCCCCATGGGTGGCGGTCGCAGGGCAAGCCTAGCACCCGGCGCGGGGGGATTGCAAGCCTACAAAGCGTCTCGCCAGCCACGCTTCATAACGATGTCAGCGATCGATTCTTTGTCAGCCTGCTGTCGCTGAATCTTCGTCTCGACGGTGTTCGGGGAGAACAGATCGATGATGTTCAGGTGCTGAGTCTGCCCGATGCGGTGAGCCCTGTCTTCGCTTTGCCAACGAATCTCGGCATCGTCGGTGTTGTTGAAGTAGATCATCGTATCGGCGATCGCCAGATTCAAGCCGATGCCGCCGGAGTGCGGGTTGCCCAGGAAGACTTTGATCCCAGGGTCGGACCTCCACTTTCGTATGGATTCGTTGTCGCCCTTCTGATAGCGGACGTAGCCGATGCCGTGCTTCGCCAGCAGACGTTCCCACTCGGCGAGGCAGTAGCGGAAGGATGTCCACAGGATTGTCTTGCCGGGGGCCTCGTCTAGATGCTCCAGCGCCCGCTCGTAACGATGCGTGGCCAGGGGGGCTGCGAACCGATTCTTGTCCAGAATGAACCCGATGGCGATCTGGCGAAGCTTCGCCCTGGCCGAGATCAGATGGGCCACGGTGACTCGCTCCAGCTCAGACAACTCTACGATCAGCTCGTCCCTCATCGAGTCGTAGGCGCGGGCCTGCTCTGGAGTCAGCGGCACCGGCGACTTCGTGTAGATCTTATCTGGCAGGTCCAGGCATTGCTCCTTCGTCTTGCGAAAGACGTGGGGCTCAATCTTCGACATCAGCTCCTCGACGCGCTGGTAGCCGGAGATGATGATCACCCCCCTGCGTCCTGGCAGGGGTCGGGTCTTGCAGTAGAGGCTCCGGAAGCTGGGGAAGTTCCCGCAGTCGAGGATGCTGGGCGACAAGAACTGCATCTGCGACCAGAGGTTCTCCAGCCCCTTGGCGATCGGGGTGCCGGTCATGATCACCCGACTCTGGGCCAGGGGGGCGAGCTCCAGGATGCGCTTCGTCCGGATGGCCTTGGGATTGCGGATGCGGCTGCTCTCGTCAGCAAAGATGCCGACCCGCCGGTTCTTCATCAGCCAGCGGCAGAAGTTCAGCCCGTCCTTGGTCGTAAGCGACTCATAGTTCATCGCCACGATCAACAGGGCGTCCTTCTTCTTGAGGACGTAGGTGGCCCGCGCCTTCCAGTCCTTGTTCCGGCTGGAAGACCAGGGCAGCGCCCGATACGGAATCGGGCAATGCTCCTTCGCCTGCTCCTCGACCCACTGAGTGTGGACGCCGTTGGGAGCGAAGACCAGAGCCGTGTCGATCTTACCCCCCTCGTAGAGCTCGGCCATCTTCTCCAGGGCCACCTTCGTCTTGCCGGTGCCTGGATCCATGAGCAGGCCGAAATACGACGGCTCGGGCTTGGAGCGTGAGAACTCCAGCGCCTCCGTCTGGTGCGCGCGGAGGCGAGGAATGAACTCGGCAGGCTGGATCAACTTCACGGCCGAAGCTCCAGGGCTGCTCGGATTTCGCGGGCCTTCTCCCGGCATCCGGCTTCGAAGGCCAGCTCCAAGGCGCAGCGAAGACTGTTCGCCTTCTCCTGCGTGGGGAACCGACCAAGGACGTAGGTCGAGGTCCGCGCATTGATTCCAGGACCGTTGATCGTCCATTCCCAATCGTCCAGTTCGTGGCCCGTATCGGCCACGCGGATTCGCTTGACGACGTAGACACTCATGTCACCACCTCCTTGCTCGGCCGTAGGATTCCTGGCGCACGTCCGTCGTGTAGACGACAGATGCGACGCCTAGATATTCATGCTGCGCCATCACGCTCGGGCTGGCGAGCCACATTCCGCAGGACCACATCTGGTCCAGGGGGGCACCCGGTATCCATAGGAATACGAACTTCACCCCCCGAACGCTGATCACGTGGAACAGAGATTCGTTGTCCCTCAGCGGGTAGCCGGGGCGCAGGCCGGGCCAGCTTGCCGGTCGGCTACGGCGAATGATTGTCGCCGCAGGGCGCTTGCGTATTATGACAGCCATCGTGGAGCTCCTAGCTTGGGGCCGCCGTGCATGGGGCCGCCTAGTGTATCGTGGCGCGGTATGTCGGCCACGCATACTGGACCTGTGGAATCTCCTCCCAGCCGAACTGACTATAGTGCTTGTAGTTCTTGAAGAGGAGTGCCGCCCGGTGCGTCGCGTGGAAGACTGGATCCCCCCACCACTCAGGCATCGTGTAGACCGCAGGCCCGAACATGTCCATCGTGTTGCGGTAGCCTCGCATGATCCACTCCTGAACGCAGACGTCGTGGTAGCGCATCAGGGCGTTGACGTTGCGGCTCCACATGTGGACTGCCGGGTGGTTCTCCCACCCCCCGCCGTGGAGGATGGTGTTGATGATCTGCCGGGCTTCGATTCGTTGCTTGCCGAGGCGACGATAGTCCAGCACGCGGGCGCTGTCCTCGAAAGAGGGCAGGGGGGCGAAAGTCTGCATCTTAGTCAACCTTCCTCACGAACATCTTTCCTTTCTGCTGGCAATGGGCGTTGATCCCCGCCCACATGGCTGCGATCTCCTTGGCCGTCTCCTTGGCCAGGAACTTCTTGGGTCGCCCCGTGTTCGACAGACTTCCCTTGTTGTTGATCACGAACATCTCGCTCCCGTTGGGGTGCTTCTCAACGACGATGTAGGGCATCAGCTTGCCACCTTAATGATCAGCAGTCGACGACCGGGCCGCAGGCGCTTCTCCGCAGCCGCAATCTCACGAGCCTTCTCCTGGCTGAAGCGCATGGCCTTGCTCTTGTCAACTTCGAACATTCCCTTCTCCCCCGTTGCGAACAACGGGGGGTGGAGTTCATGCCGGGCTTCGACGATATACTTCACACGAGGACTCCCTGCCAGACGCCGTCGTGCTTCTCGCACAGGCGCAGATTGCGGAAGCCCCGGACCATTCGGCTTTCGTGGTTCGTTGCCTTCTGCAGGAGCTCGAACAGGAGCTCTGCATCCCGCCGAGTCTCGAACCCGAAGAACAAGGCGGTCCAGACGGGAAACCCCCCGCTGCCGATGGTCTCAGTCTCGTAGAACACTCCGAACTTGGTCTGGTTCATAATCATGCCCCTCCTAGCTGGCACGCTACAGCCTAGCACGGCCCAGGGGGGATTGCTAGGTAGAGACCTCTCGCATGTCCCCCCAGGTCTTGCCCACGGCAAGGTCGCACACGACAGGCACGACGAGTTGAACGGCGGCGTTCATGATCTCAACGCATTGCAGGGCTTCCTTTTCCGAGGAAACGCTGAAGACGTTTTCGTCGTGGACGGTCATCCTCAGCTTGTGCCCGGCCCTCCAGGCATCCAGCATGGACTTCTTGATCATGTCGGCCGCGCTGCCCTGAATGCGACGATTGAACATCTTGCGGGCATCGTCGCCGCCGCCAGGGTAGTGAAAGACTCGACACTTCCGCCCGAGGATCGTCGTGGTGTAGCCCTCTTCCCGAGCCTCGCGCTCGGTGTTCTTAGCCGTTCGCTTCATGAAGGGCATTATCTGGTCGTATTTCTCAAGGAGAGCCTTGCCTTCTTTGCCCGGCGCCAGATAGTTGATCTCCTTACCTGCGTCGTTTACGAAGCTGTCTGGGCTGGCGGGCAGGCCAAGGGCCAGACAAAGGCTTCCTCCGCCCTGGCCATACATCTGAGCAAGGTTCAGGATCTTCGCATAGCTTCGCTTGACGCCCATCAAGTCGGCCACCTTCTGGTGGAGGTCGAGACGGGGGTTGCGGCAGAACTCGTCGGCCATCTTCTGGGCGAGCTTCGATCCCCCCTGGACTGCCCAATGAATCGCCAATCGAGGCTCTTGGGAGGCATAGTCGGCCGAGGCCAGTTCTTCGCCATCCTCGGCTTCGATCAGTCCGCGGATACGGCGAGAAGCCTGCTCGTCCCGTGCAGGGATCTGCTGCAGATTTGGATCCTGGCTGGAGAAGCGACCGCTGACCGTTCCGCCGTCGTCGGACTTCAGGGCGTTGAACTGAGCATGAATTCGGCCCTTGTGCTGATGCTCCAGGACGAGTCGCTCCACGAACGTCACCCGTTGTCGGTTCTTGCGGCGGAGATCAAGGATCTGCCCGGCAATGAGTCCCGCCTTGCTGTCGTGGCCAGACAACGCCTCCAGGGTGGCCGCCGTCAGGCCGTCCACCTTCTTCTTGGCAGTCTTCGGGAAGTTCGTGAACCCCTCGTTCCGCAGCGCCCGCATCTGGAGCTCGATGTCCCAGGCGGTGATGCCCATGCCGGTCGTCGCCTTCAGCGCGCGGGCGGCCTCCCGCTCCTCGATGAGGATCTCCTCACGAAGGGCCTCCGCCTTGGCCACGTTGACGCGCACGCCAGAGCGGCGCATGTCCATGAGCATGGGGACCAGGTCCATCTCCAGGCGGTAGATTCCCCCCAGGCCCTCGGCCCGAATGCGCTCCATCTGGAGCTTGTGGAGTCGCCAGGTCACCGAGGCGTCCTGCTCGGCGTATGGGCCGACAGCGAAAGACGGCATCAGGGCCATCATCGCCTTGACCTCGCTGGGCTTGACCCCAGCCATCTTCGCCCACTCCTTCATCAGGCTCTCGTCCTTGCCCTCGCCGAGCTCGGTCTTGGCCAGGGCATCCAGGCTGTAGGAGAAGCGGTGCTCGTTGAGCAGGGGGGCGCTGACCTGGACGTCGTTGATCCGACCTTCGGGGATGACGTTCAACCAGCCCAGGTCGTAGGACGCATTGGCGAAGGCCCACTCCAGATCTTCTCGGCGAAGCTGGTGACGGAGCCAGCGCATGAACTTCCCCTTGTCGCCCTGCCAGTTCCCGGACAGGTGGCGGAGTGGATAGTAGCGGCAGACTTCGATCTGCTCCAGGCCCCAGGCCAGGGCGACACCAACGATGTATCCCTCGCCGAAGGCCCATCCCGGCCCCTTGTCCTTCAGCATGGGGTCGTGGGTCTCCAAGTCCAGGGCCACCAGACTTCCGGCTGGAATGTCTTGCAGCTCAGGCGAGGGGGGAGTCCAGTCCATGATCGTATCCTCGGGCCAACGCATCAGAGGGTTCCCCTAACCAGGGGAGTCAGTTGTTCGGCGATGCTCACGCCTCGGCGGTAGGCTGCCGGGTCTTCCTGGCGGAGGACTTCGATCTCCTCGTGGTGGGTCATTCGGGAAAGCAGAGTGCTCTCCGTCATGGTCCGCCCACACACATCTCGGTAGAGTTTGCGGAGCCCCCCGAGGGACTGATGGTTGAGCAGAATGTCTGCCGCCTTCTTGTTCGCGTAGCCCGCCCGGCCGAGAAGGCCGAGGGCCACTCGGATATCGGGACAATCCCGTCTCCAGTTAAACAGTCGCTTGCCAGCGTTGGTCATACAGGGTCTCCTGGCCCCCTAGGGCATGGTAGGGTGGCGCGGCCCTGGCAAGGGGCTCCCAGAGCCGCACCCGGCCTAGTCTTGCAGCATTCGCGCAAGGGCTTGCTGCGCCAGCGCCAGCATCGTGGGGTCTCCCCCCTGTTCGTAGGAGAACAGGCAGGAAATGACCACGCTCTCCTCGAAGGAAAGTCCCTGGGCCGTGGCATACTCCTGGGGGGTGATCACCTCCATCTCCTGGGGGTGCAGCTCGATCATCTTCTGCAGGAAGTGTTCGGCCTTCTGCAGATCGACCTTGCCGTTCTTGTCCTTCCAGCGGGAGACATACTTCGTCACCTGCCCGCCGAGATAGGAGAACCCGGCTGCCGTCACGAAGTCCCAATGCTGGACAGGCTTCTTGTAGTGAGTTCCGGCAACCTGCCGGTCGTTGGCGTTCTGTTGAGGAAGCATTTTTCTCTCCGCGGATGAAAGGGTGCCGACACGCAGATTCTCAAGCCACCGTGCGACAATGGTCTGGCCGACTGAATCCGTGACGGTGCCGAGCATGAGCCTCTGGTAAAGGCCGTCCCGCTCCAGAAACGCCTCCGGAAGATTCCAACGGCGATAGAGGTCTCGCAGCCAGTTCGCAGACATGGCCATCGCCTCACGATCTGCCACGCCCCGGTTGAGCATAAGCAGAAGCGATCGCCTGCCGTCGGTCATTTCGGTGGCGGAGTCGGGTTGTCCGTGCTTGCTCATATCAAGCCTGCCTCCTTGGCAAACTCTCGAAGTGGCGGGGGGACGATCGT